GGCAAGTAGCTGAAACTAATATTGATTTAATTGAAGGACAAGCTGAATATACTTTCTATAGAGCAAGTAGTGATGGTACAAGTTCCGTGACAACTGCTCCAGCAAGTGTTTACGGAATGGCTGATGTATTAGAAGCAACATACAGACAAAATAGAACACAAACAACTCAATCTGATTCTTCAATGACCAAAATAGCAAGATCAGCTTATTCTGCTTTATCAAGTAAATTATCTAAAGGAACACCTTCTCAATATTTTGTACAAAGATTTGTAGATAAAACTACTGTTACAGTTTATCCAACACCAGACTCAACAGCGGCTTCTAAAGACATGCATATTTATTATGTAAAAAGATTAGAAGATTTTGATGCAACATATACAGATGCATCAAATGCTCCATATAGATTTATGCCTTGTTTAGTTTCTGGATTAGCTTTTTATTTATCACAAAAATTTACACCACAGAGATCACAAGAATTAAAACTTTATTATGAAGATGAATTGGCACGTGCCCTGTCAGAAGACGGATCTGCAGCAAGCACTTATATAACTCCGAAAAATTATTATCCGAATATATAATGGCATACGCAAGAGGAAAACACGCAAAAGCAATATCTGATAGATCAGGAATGGAATTTCCATATAATGAAATGGTTAAAGAATGGAATGGTATGTTTGTTCATAAATCTGAATTTGAACCAAAGCATCCACAATTAGAACCAAAACCACATGGTGGAGATGCCCAAGCTTTGGAGAATGTAAGATCAGATAGAACTGAAAATGATGTAGCACAATTATTGCCCCATGATCCATTTACCACGTACGCGGCTTCATCAGGAATTATAAATGTATATGCACCAGATCATGGTTTAACAAATGGAGATACTTATAGATTTAGAGGAGCACCAACAGTTTCAAATGGTTCTGCAGGATATGGTAATCCAGGCAGCTTTGATGGTATAGCGGGTTCCAATATTGCAAAAGCAGCTGGGTATGCTATTACTACAGGCAAGTATGTTAGTGGTAGTAGAGACACAGATGAAACTGACAATTGGTTTTATTTTACAGTTGATACAAACACTGCAACAGCAGGTAGCGTGAAAGGAGGAGGGTTTCCAGTCTCAATAGGACCAGCAACTCTTAGTGCATAATGGTTAATAAATTTCATAAAAGTTTCCAAGTTGGAAAACAAATCTATAGTAAGTTAGCAAAAAGCAAAAAGAAGACTGATGCTGAAGAACATTTTGATACTGTATACAAATTAGATAAGACAGGTAAAAAAGATAAAATTATTTCTAGTATGAATGAAGTTATGAAAAGAAAAAAACATAGTGCTAGTCCATCTATGGTTGATAGATATCATGAAGTTATGACCAGTGATTCTAAGTATACAAAAGAATATTGGAAGAAAAAAGAAGGTAAAAAATAATGGCCGGATTTACATATTCAACACTTACAACAGCAATTCAAAATTATACTGAAGTTGGTACTTCTGTATTATCTAGTACTATTACGGATCAATTTATAGATAATTCAGAATTAAGAATTTTTAGAGATGTTCCAATTGATGCTGATAGAAAAGAAGTTATAGGCAATTTAGTTGCTTCAAAAGATAACATTAATGTACCAGCAGGTACATTATTTGTAAGAGGCATACAGGTTTATACTTCAACAACAGCTGCAACTGGAGCTAATAGTTGGTTACAAAAGAAGGATATTAGTTATTTAAGAGAATTTGATGCAGCAGAAACTACTACTGGAACTCCAAAATATTATGCAATGTCTGGAGGAGCTACAGGAGCAGGAGCCGCTTCATCAGGAAAAGTTACAATTGTACCTACTCCTAGTTCAGCATTTATGTACAAAATGCATTACAATTCTAGACCTTTAGGATTGAGCTCAGCAAATACTACAACTTATCTTAGCACTAATTTTGGAAATGGACTTTTATATGCATGCTTGGTAGAAGCATTTAGCTATTTAAAAGGACCGATGGATATGTTACAATTATACGAACAAAAATATCAAACTGAAGTTCAGAAGTTTGGTGCAGAACAAATAGGGAGACGAAGACGAGACGACTATACGGATGGGGAACCACGTATACCAGTTAACGTTCAGTCACCGTAAGGAGAAAATATGACACTTAAAACATTAGGAATGGGAATAGCAAAAGTAATTACAAAGACAGCAGATGCTTTTAAATCTAGAGGAAAGAAACCTTCAAAACTGTTTAAAAATTCACCTTATAAGCCATCAAAAAAAACATTAGATAGAAATATAGAATCTAAAAAAGAGTTTAAAATTATGAACAAAGGTAAAAACTAATGGCAACACTAACAACTAAAGTAATCGAAGAAATCACACTAAACAATAATAGTTACAACAGCGAAAGATCATTAGATATTTCTAGTGTTAATGAAATTGTAAAAAGAATAGTAACCATTTCAACTACTGAAACAGGGTTGTTAGGTTTTGCTACAACTTCTGCAACAGATTTATCAAAAAGTTATTTAGCAGGTCAGTTTGATGAAGACGATGTTAGATATATTAGAATTACAAATTTAGATTCAAGCAATCATCTTACATTAATATTTAGAGATGAAGATAGTACAGAGTTTGCAATTAAAGTAGACGCTGGCCACTCGTTTATATATCCTGGTGATAATAGTGGTGGAGTTATAGATACTATGCATGCGAGTGGATCTGCATTAACAGTATCTTTTAATGATTTAGTAGATATTACAGCAACGGCAGACACTGCTTCTGTTGATGTAGAAGTATTTGTAGGAAGCGCGTAGGAGGAATATGGCATCAAGTTATACGGATCTTGGTACAGAGTTAATGACCACTGGCGAAAACGCTGGTAACTGGGGTACAAAGACTAATGTTAATTTACAAATTTTAGAAGAAGCAGTTCGTGGTTATGTAGCGATATCTGCTAATTCAGATCAAACATTATCTCTAACAGATGGTTCTACGGGTGATTCTATAAGAAATGCTGTTATTGCTTTTACAGGTACACTAAGTGCTAATAGAACAATAACTGTTCCTGCTGTAGAAAAATGGTGGATTATGGACAACCAGACTGCAGGAGCCTATACACTTACAGTAAAAGTTTCTGGGCAAACTGGAGTTACTTGGGGAGCTTCTGATAAAGGAACAAAAATTTTATACGCTAATGGTACCGATGTTGTTGATACAAATGTTGGTGGTGGAGTTGGTGGATATGATTTAAATGGTAATGAATTAATTTTAGATGCTGATGCGGATACAAGTATTACAGCAGATACAGATGATCAAATAGATATTAAAATTGCAGGAGCTGATGATTTTCAATTTACAGCGAATACTTTCACTGCACAATCAGGTAGCACGATTGCTGCACAAGCATTAACTGCTACTACAGTTACAGCTAGTGGTATTGTAAAAACAGATGATACTACTGAAGCAACTTCTACAACAGATGGCTCATTACAGACTGATGGTGGATTATCTGTAGCAAAAGATGCTGTCATTGGTGATGATCTTAAATTGTTAAGTGACTCTGCTGTATTAAGTTTTGGTGCAGATTCAGATACAACTTTAACTCATACTGATGGAACAGGTTTAACTTTAAACTCAACTAATAAACTTCTTTTTAGAGATTCAGCTTTATCTATTAGTTCAAGTACAGATGGACAATTAGACATTGATGCAGACACTGAAGTAGAAATTGCTACAACAACTCTTGATCTTAATGGTGCTCTTGACGTAAGTGGAGCTTCTCAATTTAGTTCTACTGTTACAGTTGGTGTCGATGACACTGGTTATGATGTAAAATTCTTTGGTGCTTCGGCTGGTGCGTATGGATTGTATGATGAGTCAGCAGATGCATTCGAAGTACGAGGAGCAACTGCAGCAGGTGCTGGTTTATTAAAACTTACAACTGGTGAACTTACTGTTGTTGATGCTGATAAGTTAGGACGAATAGATTTTCAAGCTCCTTTGGAATCTGATGGTACAGATGCCGTTGCAATAGCAGCTTCAATATGGGCAGAAGCAGACGATACATTTAGTGCTTCTGTTAATAATACTGATTTAGTATTTGCATTAGGTAAATCAGAAGCAGCTACTGAGAAATTTAGATTTACAGCGGATGGTGAAATAGGACTTGGTGGTGCTAATTATGGTACCGATGGTCAAGTATTAACTTCTGGTGGTGCAGGTGCAGCTGCAGCATGGGAAACTATTTCTACAGCAGCGGTAACAGCTTTAAATAATGCAACAGCAAATGAAATTGTTACTGTTGGTGCAACAACAACAGAATTAGACGCAGAAGGAAATTTCACTTATGATGGAAATAATGCTGCTTTAACAAGTAGCGTATCAACTAATCCTATTATTAGTATTACCAATACTAATACAGATGCTAATGGATCTATTCTTAGATTCATTAAAGACGCAGGCGAAGCAGGAGCAGCAAACGATATATCAGGACTGATTTCATTTTATGCTGATGATGCTGGACAAAACAATCAAGAATTTGGAAGAATAACAGGTAGGGTTGTCGATGCTACAGCTGGTGGTGAAGAAGGAGCTTTAGATTTTTATGTAGCTGAATACGATGGAACCGTGACGAAAGGTATGGAGATTAAAGGGTTATCTTCTGATGGTAATATTACAGTTGATATTTCTACACACGATGGTTCAGCTGGTGGTTTAATGTTGGCTTCAACATTAGTTACTGCAACAGCAACCGAACTTAATTTAATGGATGGTGGAACAGCTGCTGGGACTACAGCAGTTGCGTCTGGTGATGGTGTCGTTACCAATGATGGTGGAACAATGCGTCAAACAACCGTTGCTACGTTTGATACTTATTTCTCTGGTTCAACACAAACTTTAACTAATAAAACTTTAACAGCACCTAAATTTGCTGATGCTGGATATATAGCTGATGCAAATGGTAATGAACTAGTTATACTTCAAACAACTGCTTCTGCGGTTAATCAATTTGATATACATAATGCTGCAACAGGTAATAATCCTGTTATTGAAGCAACAGGTGGAGATTCAAATGTTGGATTAGATTTTACTACAAAAGGGACAGGAGCAATTAAATTTAATGATTTAGCTTACTTTCCACAACAAGCAATTACATCAACTTCAAATGCAGTTGCTTGGGATGCTCAAGCTAAACCAAACGCATATCATTTAACAACAGAAAATACGACTTTATCTGCACCAAGTAATGCAGTAGAAGGTGCTTTTATTTGTATAGAAGTTAATTTTAATGGAAGTCATACTTTTTCATGGAACGCAGTATTTAATTTTGCCGCTGATACTGCACCGACTACAACAGACACAGATGCAAAAACTGATATTTTTGTATTTAGATACAATGGGTCAATTTGGCAAGAAGTAGGTAGAACTTTAAATATACCAGAGAGTTAATAGGAGATAATATGTGGGCATTAGTAGAATCAGGATCAATTACAAAAACAATAAATAAACCAAAAGCTATGGTTATTGGTGATGTTCAATATTCAAGAAATATATTTTCTTTTAGATGGACTAACGAAGAAAG